TAGGATCACCACCCAGAGAACCTCGGGCTTGCATAAACCCACCTTCTTCAATATTTCCTGGATTGTGGTTTCTCCAGTTACGAGCACCTTGGCGTCTTACAACCCGGCCATCACCAAGTCTTACAATATTATAACCTGGACCAAAATCAATTACTTCTGCAATCACTGAAGCTGGATCATCTGAGACTACTGTCCCTTGAACAGTTTGAGAAGTAGATGGAGCTTCTCCGGAATCAATATCACCAGGATTAAAATCTTGACCTGACGCAGATCCAGTTTCATCCCCCGCGACGGATGCTGCCGAATTACCATTAGCTTCAGCTTGTCTTTGAGCATTATCACCAGTTACAGCAGCTGAATTTGCTACTGCCGCGGCTAACGCTGGATCAACTTCGCCGGGCCCATAACCTGGAATAACTTCAGTCGCAATAGGTCCTTGTTGCTGCAATCCACCATCATCACCAGCTGGGTTTTGACCAATTACATTTGTAACTTGAGGAGTAACGTCAAAAGCTTCATCACCATAACGAACATCCGGTACACCTTCAACTGGTCTGTATTGCAAATCACCTCTATCAATGCCATCCCGAGCTAATTTGAGGCGTGTATAATAACCATCGTTATCAAATGTATGAATTGAAGATACAATCAAATAGCGGCCAGAAAGCATTTCATCTCGGTCAGCTTTTTCAGAACCAGGTCTTGGAATCACTAATCCAATCTGACGGCCTGGAAGTAATCTTGGATCACCGTGAACTTTAACCATATGCTCAATTTGGCCAAGATTAGAAATAATCGATCTTTTCTTTGCGCCAACATATGGCATATGCATATGAATATTTACTTCGTCTTTATCAGACATTGCTTGTCTATTTACAGCATAAAATAGATTATGAATATCAGGAGAATTTGTATAATCAACTCCTGAAACAGAAAAATCTGGGTGCATTACAAGATCTTTATCCATAGTTTGGATGTCGTCTCTCATTGCATTAAAATCTTGAAGTTGATAAGACTTTGAAGTCCAATCTAAAATATGAGTACGTGTTGTGTATGAACCATCTCGGAAACCTTTATATGGAGAGAAACCAAGATTAGAAGAAATTTCTAAAATACGCAATCTTTGTTCTTCAAATGAAGCTTCAGTCATCGCGTCAGCTCTTAAGAAAAATGATTGTGTATATGTATCTGCTTCTTCAGTTGTAATCATATTATTATATGAATTTAGAACAGAGTTACCACCAATGAATGTTTCATAACAAAAGAATGGAGATCCATTTGGAGCAGCAGTCTTTGACAGAATTTGCATAATAGCTTCTGAATATGTTTGCTTAGTTGGAATATAAGTCATTACGCCAGTAGATGTATTATCACCAACTAAAAGCTTAAATGAATTATTATCTGGTCTTAAAAAGTCGATATAATCAGCAAGAGGTTTATCTAAATCATCAACACCGCATTCTTCGTATAATCTTTTTAGAATATCTGAAGGTGGTCCTTTCATCACGTGCGTAACACGCCGCATTTTGGAAACAAGACCAAATGCAGAAACACATCGCAATGTATAAGCTTGAACGTCAGGCTTTGGTCTTGCAAACATTGGTATATCAATGATGTACCAGTCAGATTGCATATCTTCTGCTTGACCATTGCCATCTAATTGTTTACGAAGTACTACTGAAAGTCTTTCGTTACCAGTAATATTTAATTCTTCAAACAAGTTGACGCCATCAACGATTCTAAATTCTCCAATCATAGCTTGTTGGAAAACAGATTCGGTGACTTCAAATGTATCTACAAGTTGAGTAATATCTCTTTCTTCGCCACTTGCCGAATAGATTTTAATCTCCATTCGAAAAGCACCGGGATTACCTACGCCTGTAGAGTTAGTAGGATGTAAACCTGATTGCTTCATTGATTAATTAACTTTTTATAAGCCCTAGCAAAGTCTTCAATAAACCCGCGCTTTAAAACTTTTATTTGTTGGCGCGAATCGTTTAGATTTTCTTCAAATTCGCGATGAGTAACTTCAAATACTTCAGTCTCGCCTTTTGAAAAAAGAGTTCTCGGTATTTCAATTCCATCTATATTTTCATAGTGATGAGCAGCATTTATTTGATTTTCAACACTAAAGTCGTATTGTGTAGAACTATTCAAAGTATCTCCTGAAGAAGATCCTGTAATTACAGTGTCTGCAGAAAAAGTTCCAGTAGCATTTGTAATTTCTAATCTATTCATAATGACATCTATCTTAGAAATTGTCGCAGTATGGCCAGTTTCATTACCTGTTATAGTTTCTCCTACTGTAAACTTATCGAATAATAAATGGCCAGTTCCAGATTGGCCAGAATTTATATAAGAAGTAATAAATGTTTTTTGATATTTTTCTTTCGTAAATTCTATTAATTCATTATAACCTTTTGGCCAGGCATGCATTCCCTCATATAAATGGTCGTTAATAATAAAAAATGTCCAAAAATATTCGGGCGTATCATAAAACATTTGAGATATTTGATCTGGCCTTTCATTTTCTTGAATTTCATAAAACGTATAAGCTGCAGCATCATCAATTTTAAAATCTGCACGAGCATTTCTAAATATATCGACAACTACTGTACGTGAGTTTACGTCATCTTTAAAATTATAAGATGTAATCGGAAAGTTTTTAAAATAATGCGACATTATAACAATCCTCTAATATCGGCTTGTGTAAGAACACGAGTTTCTTGGAACGTAAGAGAAATATCCACTTCAGTTGGAGCTCCGTCTTCATGGTGCAAATGACCAGAAGCATTGAATGACGTTTGAAAGTTCGTCAAATAGCTTTCATATATTTTTGGATAGAATGGATTATCTTTATATGAAGAACCACTGATGAATTGAATCTTCCACTTAGCAGGATATGTTAATAGATAACCTTGGCCGGCAGTGTCGGCGTACATCAATTCACGAAAGAAGTTTTGAATATTTTTAATAGTTGATGAGTCTGTTTGATTATCAGCAACTAATTTGAAGTTAAACACGAATGAACGAATATTCATATTTTGGAAAGCAGTAGTCGTATTTGGATTGATTGCAATAGATTTTGATTGCTGGTAAATATCACTAACTCGGTCTGCACCAGGAACCATTGCCGCACTTTGAATCATCTTACCAGCCATAATGGTTCTTAAATCAGAGTTACTATTAGCAGCACTAGTTGCACTATCTAATACGCTTCTAATAGCATCTTGGTTTAGCCCGCCAGAAATACCAGCGGCAATATCAGCTCCAAGAGGGCCCATATCAAATGTGGTATAACCGGCACCATCTGCAAAAGAAACGCCCGGTGGCATATACAGTGCGCAATGGCCAATGGACCCACCATCTTTATCGTAGCCAGTAAATGAAACATAATTCGATCTACTAGCCTTCAAATTGCTTGGGAATATTAATGGTGCTCTAAATGTGTCTGCCATTCTAGCCTCAGGTATAAATATTGTTAAGAGTAGTTATGATTATTTATAAGGCAAGATGGCAAAGACTTACAAAGGCAAATACACAATTAAAAAGCCTAAGAAGTATATGGGTGATGCAACTAAAGTAACTTATAGATCTCTTTGGGAACGACAGGCTTTTAAGTGGTGTGAAGAACGTGATGACGTAATTGGTTGGTCATCCGAAGAAGTTGTAGTGCCCTATGTATGTCCTACCGATAAAAGAGCTCATCGATATTTTATTGATCTCAAAATAAAATTCTCAAATGGTAGAACTGTTTTAGTTGAAATCAAACCAAAGAAACAAACTGCTCCTCCCCAAAAACCACAGCGTCAAACTAAAAAGTATATAACAGAGGTAATGACCTATGTTAAAAATGAAGCTAAATGGAAAGCTGCAAGTAAATACGCAAAAGATCGTGGCTATCATTTTGAAATATGGACCGAAGATACTCTCAAACAATTAGGCATGAAACTTCTTACTAGTTGATATAAATAGTATTATCAAACTAAGAAGTAGGAACTATGGCCGAATCATTTTTTACAAACTTAGCAGCTAAAGCTTTCCGTGCTGGTGTGACACCTCGCACTGATGCTTCGCGCAAGTGGTTCCGTGACGAAGTACGTAATAACAAAAATATTAATCGAAGAAAGTTATTAAAAGATCCAGCACTTGAACCAAAATCAAGAGCAAGAATTGGATCAATGTATATGTACTTCTATAACCCTAAGCATGCTAAAACATTACCATACTATGATATGTTCCCATTAACTATAATGGTTGAACCTGTACAGGGTGGATTCTATGGTTTAAACTTGCATTATCTTCCTCTTACATTAAGAGCTAGATTATTTGACCAATTAGTAGATTTAACAAATAATAAAAGATATGACGAATCCACGCGATTCAAATTAAGATATGATTTATTAAAATCATCATCGAAATTAAGATATTTCAGACCATGCTTTAAGCATTATCTTTATTCTCAAATTGAAGGTCGTGTCGCGATGGTTGAATCTCCTACTTGGGAAATGGCTTTATTTCTTCCAACTGAACAATTTAGAAAAGCTAAGAAAAACGCTGTTTGGAAAGATTCTAAGCTAGCAACAAGAGCGTTAAGAGGATAAACCATGCCGTTTCAAAATCCAATAGATGATATAAAAGCAGTTGTTGGTAATCAGGGCGGATTTGCTCGTACCAATTTCTTTGCTGTAACCTTCAATGGGCCGGCATCTATTGGTAGACCAGATCCAGTAATTGTAAATGCTCTTTGCGAGTCAGCCCAATTACCAGGACGATCAATTTCTACATTCGAACATGGAATGATTAGCCAAGCAATCAAAAGGCCGTATGGTTACATTAATGACGATGTGACATTAACATTCTATGTGACTAATGATTTCTATATCAAGAAGCTTTGGGAACAATGGTTAAACAGCGTTATTAATGATGTCAATAAGAAAGTTGGATATAGAGACAATTATGCCCAAGACGTAACTATCTCTGTTCTAAATTTAAATCATAATGAGATCCACCAAGTAACTCTTACAAAAGCATACCCAATTACGATTAATGCTATTGAGTTGAACAACGGATCTGAAAATGAATTGATGAGATTGACTGTTACTTTGACATATGAAGACTACACGACAAAGTCAAATAACTTTGAAACTATATCTTCTATTCCT